CATTTGTGGTAAAGATCAAGACCTCTTTCGGTATATGAATTTAAAATCTCTTTCCACGAATCAGGCCAATCTTGAGGAATTAAAAATTCGTCTTCTTTAATCTCCTTGTATCGCGCCGATTCTCCATTAACAGAGACTCCAATGCGATGTTTAATAATATGGATATGCGAAGCGATATCAGTATTAACTAAAAAATGCAGGGAGGATTTTTCAAAGGGGGTGTGGTGACCATTATCTGCGAGCATTTTGAGTAGATTGCCCACTCTGCCCTTCTTTTCTTCATTAATCTCACGGCTGGTTGATGTCCAAGCAGAACAAGCATGAGTAAGGTCGTCGCCATAAATTCCGATAAGTTGAACTTTATTTGATCTGTCCATACCTAATTGTTAGCATTATTCTTTGTTTAAGTCAATACCTTCTGAAGCAAAATCTTTAATCATGGTCATCCAATCGACGTAGTTCGAATATGTACCGCTATGCATGTGGGTCGCGATACCAGGAAGAGGAGAAAAACAAAAAGCATCTTTGCCAAAGATGGTTGATAGCTTGCCATCATTACCATCCTCTGCGTGACATTCCCTGAAGAAGTCAACAAATTTTGCATAATCCTTTTTGCGAACCATGAATGTATGAGTGGTATTAAAAACCTCTCGCCAGTATCCACTCTCTGTCTGAAAAATATAAGATCTATTTAATAATCTACCATACTGATCTGGATAATCAGTAGGATGAATAAACCAAGGATTGGAAATATTCCCATCGGCAAACTTTAGAAATGCATTTAATTTAAATAAAAACGTCTGTGGATTGTGAAGATAATCATCTTCAGCAAAGTAAATCAATTCGTCATCATTAAATTCCATAGCCAGTCTTGAGCAATGCAATAGACTACCGCCATCTCCAAGTTTTTCTTTTGAATTAAAAGAATAAACTGGATTAAGTAAATTGCTCAAGAACGACCATGTTTCATCTGAAACCCTATCTCCGACCAAGTAGAACTCATGACTGCAATCTTGCACAGACTCTTTTAAAGATCTGGCGGCAATTTTTATAATTTCCTTCTTTGGCAGATTAAACGGTCTTGGATTGAAAGAGCCGTCAACACTTCCATGAAGACTATTTACAACGTCACAGGCTCTAAAAATGATTTTCATTAATTATGGAGATGGATTTGTGACTGCGCCGGTAGCTGTCAATTAAGTTTTGCTAAATCATTGTCCATCATTTTTTTAACTAGCCTAAAAAAAGATGTTTTAGGTTGCCAGTTTAAATCTTTTCTAGCTCTGTCTGAACCTCCCAACAAAACATCAACTTCGGCGGGTCTAAAAAATTTAGGATTAACTACAACGAGTGGTATTTTAAATTCTTTATGAATAAATGTTTCTTCAATTGTTCCTGGGCTTCCTAGCCAAACGCCTTCTATCTCAGCTGCATTAAACGCAAGTTCAACGAACTCTCTTACTGTATGAGTTTCATTTGAAGATAGAACGTAGTCCTTGGGTTTTTCTTGATTAAGCATAAGCCACACGCCTTCGACAAAATCCTCCGCATCGCTCCAATCTCTTTTTGACATTAAGTTTCCTAACTCAAGAGGTTTGATCTTAGCAATTGAAGTTCTAGCCTTGGAGTTGTAAATGATTTCATTTTTAATTCTAGCCACGTTCAAAGTAATTTTTCTAGTCACAAACTCGCTTCCTCTGCGAGTTCCTTCGTGGTTAAATAACCATCCTTGAACAGCGTAAAGGCCGTAAGATTCGCGCCAAACTTTAACGATGTGTCTAGCAGCAGCTTTCGATGCGCCATAAGGACTTCTTGGACGAAGTGGGTGATTTTCATCCTGTGGCATATATAAGACATCTCCAAATTCTTCTGAAGAGCCAGCGTTATAATAGCGGCATTTAGGCGCAAAGTTTTTAATAGCTTCTAACTGAAACATAACTGCCAAACAATTGGTTGTCATATGGTTAAGTGGTAAATCCCAACTTGAACCGACAAATGAATTTGCTGCAAAATTAATAAAATAGTCTGGCTTATATTTTTGAATGATTAAAGAAATGCTTTGTGAGTCGCAAATGTCGGCCTCAACTATTGAAAAACGGTCATTTTTTATATGCTCAAGATTTTTATGATTTGGCACGCTGAGTCGGCGCACAATCCCGATAATGTTCAAATCTGTGTTTGCGAGCAAGTAATCGACCATATGACTACCATCTTGACCTGTAACTCCAGTTACTATTGCAGTTTTCATTTTTTTATTATTCTTTTTTAATGATTATATTCAATATAAATTTACTTTAAAACATAATCAGAGCAAACGCCAAAACAGTCGTATTGTTTTTGTTGCCAATTTTGATTTAAATCTACAATAACGCTTTTTTTACAAATATTTTTATTGGGAAATGTCCATATATATTTTTTACTAGTTATTGTATAGGAATCCGAATCATGAAAAAAGCAGTGGATATTATAGTCGAGCATATACTCAAGCGCATTTAAATTTTTTGCATGACACCAAAGATTTGGATTTTTTAAAAAAGATTCATCTATTCTACGCTCAGGTTTATCATGGCCTAAAAATAAATTATTATTAATCATCCAAACGTCTATTTCACAATGCATTGTCTTAGACAATTTATCAATATGAATAGGTTCATTTTCTAAATTAGGGTCTGGTCCATTTATATTTCCTCTATGAGATATAATTAAACACATAATTTTTACCTCAAGAAAGATGGGCAAGAGTCATTGGAAAGAAGCCCGAATTCAGGAAAACTAATTATTTTTGTGTTAAAGTTAATTAGATTTTGAGCATTAGCGAACTCACCATCAGGCCATTCATTATTATAAAAAAAGGAGGGTAAAAACAAAAATGTATTCATAAATATATTCATGCCAAAATCGCCGCCAAATAAACATTTATCTTTTATTGATGGATACTTTTTATCCCATCCATTTCTAGTTGATAGGTTAGAGCATACATAATTTTTATTTAAATTAGAATCTATAATATAATCAAAATTAATTTTATTTACAAATTCGTTATTATAAATAATTTCTGGCCTTGAATAAAAACAAATGTCGTATGTTTTGTTGTGCAAATATTCATAGTTTTTTTTAATTTTCAGAAGTTCATATTTCAAAAAACACATTTTAAAAATATGCGGAATTTCATTATAAACCATTCTTTTGTCAACTTTAATTGAACTTTCGTTATTTATTAATTCTGGGCGTTTACTTTGAAAGTACTCGCTATTTGTTTCCGATGGAATAATTTTATTTAAAGATACGAGACTAAAATTTAAAGGGCTATAAAAAGAGCTATAAAAATCATCGTTGAAAATTAAATATTTTGAAGGTTTAAATGTCTCAACTAAATCGTTTTCATCTGTATCTGTTCTTTGACTAATCAAACCGTGAGATGAAGCCCAAGAACTTTGAGCTTCTGTTTTATCCCATGTTGTCAAAAAAATGTCTAACGATTCAAATTTTGAATTTAATATTTCAACAAAATTTTTATAAGACTCTTTTGTCCTTTTGTAACTTCTTAAGTGGCCACTAATACATAAACAAGCTTTAGGCATCATTTTTTATATCCCCATTTATCAATAGCCTCATAATATTCTTTATCGTATTTTTTATCAATACTTTGTCTCATAGATTTTGCGCCAGCTAGTGTTCCATTTGGATGGCCATGAATTCCTCCCCCAACATTTGCCATATAGTTTATTCCAAGCTTGCTATTGACCATATCAGTTAATCCAGCATTAAATCCACAACTTATCGCTGGCATAGTATTTAGGTCGGTTAAAATTTTACAAGAATCTATTACTTCGTTTTCGTCCCACTTATAATATCCTCCGATCATACCAGCGTGAATAAAATCAACGCCGCTTAGTGCGGCGATTTTACACATTAATCTCCAGTCAATATGAAATGAATGGGATTTATTTGTCAAAATTTTATCTCCGCTTTTTTGAAAATGCATAAAAATAGGAAGATCTAAATCTCTAATTGACCTATAAATGCCAAGACCACACCAAAAATTAACGTGAACGGAGTTACCGCCCAAAGAGTTGATCAAACGAACTCTATCTAAAATTTTATCTGGATCACTGTGAATAGATACGGAGTATATTACATTTTTTCCAGATAAATAATTCATTACCAAGGGAACTCTTTCTTTTATTGGACACAGATCAAATTCTGACATTATTTCGTCTTCTTTTATAAAATTGACTCCACCCTCAACAAGCTCTTTAACCATATCTAATAAAGTTTTTGAATTGACTCCTATTTTTGGCTTGACTATGGCTCCCAATAGAGGCTTTTCGTAACAGTTTGTAAATTTTCTTATTCCAGTAATGCCATATTTAGAGCGTTTAAAAAAGGATAAAATTTTTTCTGGAAATTCAATATCTAGTAAGTGACATTTATCTATTATATCAATATCTAATTGTCCACCCATTAAATTAACAAGAAGATGAGAAATGCCATTTTCTTTCAAGTTTACATTTCTTATAGGAAAGGCAATTTGAACAACCCCTTCTTTGAGGGATAATAATTCTTTTTTATCAGCTAAAATAATACAAGAAAACTTTTCAAAAAGCTCTTCCGTTTCCCATTTGTTTCTAACGTTTGGATTTCCAACAGATTGACCTATTGCCAACGCCCAAGCCGCTTCATTTAAATTTGAAAGAGATTTTAAATAATATTTAACAATAAAATAGTTTTCTATATCAATATCGTTTAAGTGTTTGTATATATTCATTATCTATAAAGCTTTTTTTACGAAACTGATACCCCAATCGTGAAAACATTTTTTTTCTACAATCCAGTCGTTATTTAAATTATCAACAAATAATGTTGGACCAGGGTGGTTGTTTGTGTCATGAAATCCGACGATACCATTTTGAGAAAGCATGGATGTATACTCCCATTCTTTAAGTACTTGATTTATACTATGCCAGCCATCTATAAAAATAAAATCTAATTCAGAAATTCCTTTTGAATTTATAAAATTTTTTACAGTTTCTATATTTTCAGATCTTTCTTGCATAAAAAAAGAATTATTTTCTGGATCATTAAGGTACGAGCAGTCTCTGATATCAATTCCAATATATACACAATCTTTATCTTTTAAAGATAGTAGTGTTTTTGTGCTGCTTATATTGTTTCTGTCTACGCCTATTTCCAATATACTTTTGCATCTTTTCATCTTGCGTAAGGCTTCTCTTAGTTCATTACAATTACATTCTGTAAACTCTCCATTGCTTCCATTGTAACCATTTACATTTATAATTGGAAAATCTTGGTCATCCAAATGATTGTAAAATTTTATATTTTTTTTAAGTGGATAATTCACAAAGTTAAATTAAAAATTTATCATCTGTTATGCTCGGAGTCTTAATGATAAAAACATGACAATCCTCTAAAAATACAGGATCTGCCATCTCATTGGGATAAATGACAAATACATCTCCAGAATTCAACTCTTGATTTTGTATAATCATTTTGCCAGAAAATAAAAAATTTATTTCAGTTGCTTTTTTATGAAAATGTCTATCCCACTTTTCTCCCCTTTTATGCAACTTGTAGCAAGCTTCAAACTTTTTTGTTTTAAAACAGGACGGTTCAAAGTCACCAACGTACCAACCATTATAATAATCAGATATTTTAGAAATTTTCATTTAGTTTTACATATTTTGACAAATCTTCTGGAGTTCCGACTGGAAAATGCATATTAAAATAATAAGGAAGAATTATTTTATTTTTAGAAATTAAATGGTTAAAAGAAGGGGCGACATAAAATTCATTATTGTATTTTTCTCCACTAGAAATCATGTCTTTTGCAGATTCTACAAAATCTGATCCGTGTTTCCAAAAGTGAAGCCCATTACTAGCAATATTGCTTATGACGATTTTTTCTTTAATATTTGTTATTTGAAAATTTTCATTCAACTTAACATAACTATTTTTAGGAGAGTTAGAATTAAAAACCCCAAGTACTCCGTCACAGTTAGTCTTTTTACAAAAATTTAAAAATGTTTTTATATCAAGATCTTCTATAATTTGATCGCAATTAGTTATAAATAGAGGATTTGAGTTATTTATTAAAGACTCAGCGAATAAACATGTTCTTGCTGGACCATCTGTAATATTTTCTAATATTAAAATATCAAATGAAATATTTAAACTATTCAATAAATCGCTAAACTTTTCAATAGGTATATTTTTATTGATTACAAAAATAAAATTTATATTTTTTATTTGATTAAAGTTTTGAATAACTCTTTCAATCATGGGCTTTCCCAAAATATCAATAAATGGTTTGTGTTTGTTTGGATGCGATTTATGAAATCTAGATCCAAGTCCAGCCATAGGAATTAATATATTTGTATTTATCTCTATATCACTAAGCATTTAAATTAATAATCTCTGTGTTGCATAAATCAAATAAATCTCCAGATAAAAAAAATATTGGAATTTTATTAGCTATAAATCTTTTTATTGCAGTAAAGTCTTTGTCGCACAGTTCTTTGGTTTCGCAAACTCCACTTTTAGAATAATTTTTTTTCCATTAGACAGTATACCATCAAAATCTAAAAGTAAAAGCTTTATCATAAATTTTTAGATTTATAAAGAATTTTATAATGGGTTTCGTTCATAGATTGTTTTGCAGTATTTAAATCGATTGAGCAATCCACAATTTCAAATGCATCCAAAGACGAAATTAAACTTGCTACATTAACTCCAAATTTTTGCGCTCGAAAATCTCTAAGAAAATCATTGTAACATCTGGTCCAACTGACAAAATATTTACTAATTAAAGATATTTGATAAAGTCTATATATAACTTCTTGAGGAGGAATATGTTGCATAACAACAGATTCGTAAACTAAATCATATTTTCTTTGAGACGCTTCGTTCCAATCAAAATAAAGATTTTTATCAAATCCTTCTCTTTGTTTAAGATTTTTTATCATAGGTTCAGTATCGAAACCATAAACATTTTTAAAAACCTGTTTTAAATATGGAACATTTCTTCCCATCCCAACGCCAAAATCCAAAACAGATTCCATCTGGGTGTTCTGTTTTAAAATGTCAATATGCTTGTCTTCAATCGTTGTATATTCATCGTATGTTTGAGTAACAATGTTCCAAGAGCTGTGCAAATCTTTACTCAAAACATTTTTGTCAGAATCGCTGGCAAAATTAAGCCAATAATCCTTTTGGTAAAAAAGGTTTTCTTTCATTATGAATTTAAATTAATAATCTCTGTGTTGCATAAATCAAATAAGCTTCCTCCAGCATAAGAGGCGGCGCTTTGCAGGTCTTGTTCAATTTCTTTAAGTTTTTCTGCGTATGTCATGCCGTTGCCACGCAATTTAACCTCAAACCCCTCAATATTTTTATTGTGTCCCTTTTGTTTTGCGGATGCCGAACCAAAATAATGTTTTTGACCATAATCGTCCATATCGGCGGGAGAATCGTTACAAGCCGCAAAAAGAGACCCAGCCATAACCATTACTTCTGGAAGAGTTCTTTTAATATCAGTGATAACGTCCCTGACTTCTGGTATGCCATTTTCATCTTGTACTATTTGTTCTGTTGACGGAAGCGTTGAATCAGCGTTATAAGCCAACGTGATAGCTTTAGCGATGTCCCCATTTGTTTTAATTCCACCGTCAATAATGATTGGAAATGGATCTTTCTTCCATTTTTTATATATATTGAATATAGTAAGGGGCATAGGCAAACCAAATCCCGTTTTACCAAAAGTTGAACAAGCTCCTCCCTGAGCAATTCCAATTTTAATGCAGTGCGCGCCCCATTCCATAAGATCAGAAGCCCCTTCGGGAGAACATACGTTTCCAGCAATAATTTTAGTTTGAGGCAAGTGTTCTTTGATGATCCATATCATATTTTTCATCAATTGAGAATGGCCATGAGCAATATCAATTGTTACGAAATCAACTTTTAGTTTTTCCTTGGCGAGTTCTTTAATAAAGTCTTTGTCGCTTTGTTGCACGCCAACACTAATGCTGGTAATTGGCCAAAACTCACTGTTCATTTTCCTAACTAATTTAAGGTTGCCGTCTGCCTCCTTAAAGAATCTATGCATAACATAAAAATAACCTTCAAAAGAAAGGTATCTTGCGATGTCTTCGTTGATAACAGAGGACATGTTTGACGGAACAACGGGCAGTTTAAACTGCTTATTTAAAAAATTACAGGAAACATCAATATCTGATCTGCTCCTGCCCTTAAAAAAACGAGGAACTAAAGTAATGTCGGAATAGTTTCGCATACCCTAAATCATAGGGTATGCGGAGAAATATTCTACTTATTCTGAAGAAAGATACTTGTGAACTGTTGATATGTAGTCGTCAGCAATAGTTAATTTGGATGCAACCCAAGCTTCGGTAACTTCAGCGGAGGCTTTGCCTCCAGCATCAATCATAGCTTTAATTTCTTGAAGTTTTTTAAGCATAGAAGAGGCGTTTGTCATTGTCATTTCAACAGATTCTTTTTGATACTCCATTAATTCTTCATTTTCGTCTTCCATTTCTGGAGCATTTTTAAGATCAGGATTTTGCATCATCAATTCTTCTTGGCTGTGCGTTTCATCCATCTCCATCATATATGCGGCAAAAGATCCCTTTGTCACTTGAGTGACAGACTTTCCGCCTTCCCACATTCTACAAGACCAATAACGAGCCTTCCACTTTGGACCAGGGTTAGAATCACATTGGTGACGAGCGCGAAAGTTTTTACGGCGATTTGGATCATCGCGTTTGATTTCCATATTTGGATCGCCAAACTTAACCATCACAACGTTACCTTTTTCGTTTTTGACATAAACCCCGAATTTCTTTTTTGATCCTGATGGAAGTCTGAATGGCTTATTTAATGTTTTCTTTTCCGCTTCAGACATCTCATTGTACTCTTCTTCGTCTTCTGACTCATAAGAACTGTCCATTTCAGAAATGCTGACGTTGCACCTAACTAAATCTGAAGCGGCAATAACTAATTCATATTCGTCAAAATCATAAGATTCTAATGATTTGTTTGTCAATAATTTAACATTCTCGTCACTCGCTTTCGCAATATCTTGATCCGCCGCTCTGTAAGAGTCTTTTACTTTGCCTCCAGACATCATTCGTAAAAATGTATTAACGCGAGCCATTGCCCATTGACCGCGACTTTTGCCTGGTCTGCTGGAAGAAGAAAAGGCTCCAGCGCCTCTTCTGTAAACCTTTTTAAGCTGAGATAATGTTACTTTTCTAGAGTATTTTTCGTTATGCTGTTTAACTTTATTTTTTAAGGCTGTAGTAACTTTTTCGCTAAAAGTAATTGAAGCTTTTATAACTTTTTTTTGATCTTCTCTTTTAAGAGCTTTTTGAGCTTTTTCTTTGGCGTCTGGACTAGTGCCAGCAGACCCTGGAGGGTTTCTTGGTGAGCCTTTTAACCTGTCTTCTGGTTTTGCTGGAGTCTGGGCAGAGCCTTTTGGGCCAGGGCGTTTTTTAGCTAAGATTTGATCTGAAAAATCTAGTTCCATATATTTATTTTACACGTTTTCTTGTTCTTTTTGAACGATTTAAAGATATTAGGGTAGAAACAGACATAACTATAGAAAGAGCCATAAATACACATATAAATTTTTCAAAATTTTTCAACTGTTGTATGGACGTTAAATCTTCGATATTACTGATAATTTTTTGAGAAATTGAATAGCCGTAAATAGAAAAAATTAAACCTATAATGCCAAGCAAAAAAACTTTGATTTTACAGCTCATTTTTTCTAAAGAATCGAGTAGGATTTCTAGCTATAGATTTGGCCAAATTTGTCAAAGCGTCGATTATTTCAGGACTCACGACGCCAACAACGCCATATGTTATGGCTTTAGTTATCGAACTTATATCCATTTGTTCAACGACGAACCAAGCTACTGTGGATGTAATAGATGCAACAATTATTTTACGAATATAATCTGTCCATTTGGCTCTTTTTAACGGGTTCGAAATTAATCTGGCCAGCATTCCTGCTGCCCCAATTATCGACACCATCCACCCACTTTCTAAAAATAATTTTAATAAATCTTTGTCGTCCGACATACAGATTTTTACACAAAAATTTAAAAAATAACATTATTTAATAATCAGTTTTCCCCCTTCCCCTTGTCCCTTTCTTTCCCCCTTCTTCCCCCCCCTCAGACTCCCCCCCTATTATCCCCCAAACTATCCCTTAATCCCCATCCCCCTTTCCTTTAATAAAAATACTTCGTATTTTTATTGCGCCTTGCGCATTTTGTTGAAAACGTATTGACAAGTTTTAAGATCGGTGCGAAATTAAGTTCATGGATCAAACATCATTCAAAGTTTTAAAAAATGGGTTAGAAAACAATCTGATTGCACCGGCCAAAGGTGACGCTGGTTGGGATTTAGTTGCCGCTTCTGATCCAGAACTTATTTTTTCAGACGAAAAGAAAAAAAATATTTTATATATTGAATATGATACTGGAGTTGTAATACAGCCACCCTCTGGATTTTACAGTGCTCTGTTCCCACGGTCTAGCATTAGCAAATACGAATTGGCTTTGGCCAATTCAGTTGGTGTTATCGATAGTGGTTATAGAAATACATTAAAGCTTAGATTTAGATTTTTAGGGAAAAGGTTTTCAAAGAATTCCCTAATTTATCAAAAAGGAGATAAGATAGGGCAGTTAATATTTATGCCCATGTTTAATTTTACCGCTCATCAAACAGGGTCGCTTGATGAATCAGAAAGAGGTTTAGCTGGCTTTGGCGAAAGGACCGGCTCATGAGGCTGATGCCACAGCAAATGGAAGACAATCAACTGATTGAAGAAGTAAGGCTAAACGGAAGTAGCGACTGTTTTAAAGAAATTGTAAATCGACACTCTGGTATATACCTTCAGATGGTTCACAGTTATGCTCCAAGAGAAACGGCAGTTGATAATTTTTTTGATTTATTAAACAGTAAAGAATCTCATATTTACGATGCGATTCAATCCTATGACGAAAAGCGAAATATTAAGTTTTCGACATACCTTGGCAATTGCACTCGATGGCTTTGTTTAAACTCCTCCAATAAAAAACGCTTTCAACAAATGGACGAAAATTTTGATTGCATTTTTGAATCCACAGAAAGCAAAGAGAAAAACGAAAATCAAATTTTAAACGAAATATTTTCTTCCATTGAGTCGCTAGAAGATAAAAGAGTTTTTAAAATATTCAAAATGAGATATTTGAACGAAAAGAAAAAGCTAACACCTTGGAGAAAAATCGCAAAAGAGCTTGACTTATCCATACAGGGCTGTATAAACATCCACAATTCAGCTTTCAAAAAACTGAAAAAAACCTATCAAAAAAAATATGATTAACGTAGTAGCACTCGCAGGAAATGCCGTGGGAGACCCCACTGTTCGCTTAACCAATTCAGGAAAAAAGGTAGCAACCTTTCGTCTCGCCGTAAATAATCCCCTTTCGGAAAAAGAAGTTCTTTTTATCGATGTCGATACTTGGGAAAAGCAAGCCGAGTTTGTTGAAAAGTTCGTCAAAAAGGGAAACCTTCTTTCAGTCGTTGGAAGACTGAAGCAAGATACTTGGGAAAAGGACGGGCAAAAACGTTCTTCTATCTCAGTAATTACTGAGCGGATTAATTTTGTTAATTCTGGAAAAAAGAAGGACGAACAAATTTCCGACAACGCGGCCCCCGCTCCGCGAGCCGCAAATTCACCGGCAAAGACGTATACAAAATCTGCCGCAAAATCCGCCACAAAGCCAGCCGCTGAATCAGACGACGATATTCCGATTTGATGAATGTTATCTTTGAGGCTCCATTAAACCAAGTTTCATTTGGGAATGTTTCTTATAATATTCTTCGTGAATTTTATAAGCTTTCTCAAAAAGATAGTGGCTTTAAAATTGCTTACTTTCCTATAAGTAATCCAGATTTAAGTGCCTTTGACAAAGGGCGTGACTGTGATTTTCATAAGTGGATCAACGCGCTTATTGAAAAAAGATACTTTAATCTAAAAAAAGACGCTGTTAATCTAAAGCTTTGGCATCTTAATGGAGCCGAGAAGAGACTCACCAAAAATCAAGTTTTATTTAGCTTTTACGAACTTGACGAACCGACAACTATCGAAAAGTCGATAGTTAAGCTTCAAGATGCAACAATTTTTTCTAGCCAATGTGCCAAAAAAAGCTTTGAGCTTTATGGCTGCGAAAATACGTTTAATGTCCCGCTTGGATTTGACGAAGACTTTGTGAAGACAAATAAAGAATATTTGGGAGGAAAAATTCATTTCCTTTTAATGGGCAAATTTGAAAAGCGCAAGCATACGGATAAAATAATTAAATTATGGGCAAAAAAATTTGGAAACGATCCAAAGTATCAATTGTCCTGTTGCATCTTGAATCCATTTTTAGACAAAGACTTGATGAGAAAGATTTTTATTGGCTACAGGTCATTAGCGCCGAATATCAATATGCTCCCCTATGTGGGGACAAATTCTGAAGTTAATGATATATTAAATTCAATCGACATTGACCTAAGTGGCCTTTCTGGGGCAGAAGGCTGGGGTTTACCAGCTTTTAACGCTACATGCCTTGGGAAATGGAGTATTGTTTTAAACGCCACAAGTCACCTTGATTGGGCTACTCAAGATAATTGTATTTTAGTCAATCCTTCTCAAAAAATTGAAGCTTATGATGGGGTTTTTTTCAAAAGGGGTTCCGATTTCAATCAAGGTAGTATCTATGATTTTTCAGAAGACGAAGCGATTAACGCTATGGAAAAGGCGGTCAAACTTGTCGAAGACAAAAAAACAAACGAGGAAGGTATAAAACTGGGACAAACTTTCACTTACGAAAGAACTGTGAGACAAATTGTTTCAATTATACAGCAAATTTCTTAAATTTCACCGACAGAGTATTTGGCACGATAAATGCAAAGTATAAGTTATAACTATGAGTACATTATATATTAGTTCTTCAATAACAGACGCAATCACGCAAACATGTTCTCCGTATGGAATAACTATTCCTGCATCGTGGAGTACGCCAACTAGCTTGTTAAGTTGCAGCTTTACCAAGTTTGAGGACGAAGCCGATGGGGGTTATAAAATTGTAGCTTGTATTCCTGGCTGTTTGAAAGAAAACGTTTCTGTAAAATACGTCTCAGACGAAAACATTATAAACCTTGAAGCCGAATCTAAAGTTGAACATTTTGAGAGAAAGTATGAGGCAAAATATTATATTCCCAAGAAATTTAACTTGGACGAGGTGCAATGCTCGCTCAAGAATGGAGTTTTAGTAATTTTTATTCCACACGGCAAAAATTCAAAACCCAAAGAAGTTAAAATCATATAAATCTAAAGCCGCTTGAAAAAGCGGCTTTTTTTTTAGAATAAAATATGCCACTTTATACCTACAAAAATTCAAAGACAGGGGAAACGATTGATGTGCTTCAAGGAATGAACGAGGAGCACTCATATGTTGACGAAAACGGGCTTGAATGGGAAAGAGTATTCCAAGTACCCAATGCCGCCATAGATTCACAAATAGACGCCAATAACCCAGCGGCATTCATCAACGCCACAAAGAACAAGAAAGGTACATATGGCGACCTGTTGGACAAGAGCAATGAATTGAGCGAAAAACGCGCAAAAGAACATGGCGGCAAAGACCCTGTAAAAGAAAAGTTTTTAAGCGATTACTCCAAAAAGACTAAAGGTAAAAAACACCCTTCTTTGACGATGAAAAAAAGCTATGAGTCAAACAGGGTTAAAGTAGAATACTAATTTTCTCGATATTAATTTTTTTATACCAATTTGGATTATGCTCAATAGATGTAAGATGTTTTCCATTTAAATGCTGCAAAAAATAAAGCGTCGATCCTCCACTCCCCCACTCTAGCATTTTACTTTTTACATGACTTAAAATATAATCGCGCTGATTTTTGGCCATCAATGGTCTCATTTTATATTTTTATATAAATTGTATTTTATTTTTTTTTATTAAAATATCAATTATTTCTTTTTCCAGCGCTGGGCTATGAACGCTAGCTCTTGGAGCATCGTCATAATAATGATTTTTTTTATTATCCCACCAGTCAAACCCTGTTATAAAGACTTTTTCATAAACATCTATAAATTTTAATATTGCAATTAATCCAGTTGATGGTTCTATTTTTTTTGAAAAATTAAATTCGGTATTGATCTTGCGAGAGATTTGGTCTGCTTTAATTTTATCGACAGCTACACCGAGATTTTTAAAATGCTCTAAATAACTATTGTACCAATGCGCTTGCTGATCCCATTTATAACAAAAATAAACTTTACTATATTTAATTTTTAATCTCCAATTTTTTTTATAAAAAGACATTGGTCTGACGGTAAACCAAATACTTGTTTTTGTGCCTACATTTTTTTCGTAGCCGTTAATGGCGTATTTGTTAAATCTTACAATTTCTTCAAAAGAATCTATAAGACCCCCGTTCTCCTCAAGAAGAACACTTGAGCCATTTCCGACAATTATTATTTTACCACTTCTTAACTGCATTTTTAAATTTTCTACTGGCTTGATTCTGCATTATCACTATCTCTTTTGAGATAAAATTATCAACTTTGCAATAAGACACGGGTATTTTGTAATAATCAATTTTGTTTTTCTTTACAATTCTTTGCAAAACTTTTTGATCCCATTCTTTTGGATTTAATTCGTTTTCGCTTATCCACTCATCTAATATTTTAAAATTTCCATCTGTAGGTTTAAAAAATAGCGTTGCACTATCTAACTGTCCTTGATAAAAACATAAGCCTATGTCTTTATTTATAGATGAAAAAATTTGTGGAAATTTAACAATAACTGCGTCAGCATCAAGCCATACAACCGGACGATTCAGTTCGATTAGCTTTTGTTTTATAATCAAAGCTTTTTGTTGGCAGTTCTTTTCCCAAGTTCCAAGATTTTCAAATCCAACTAGATGTTCGTCGCCAAGTTCAAAATTCTTTAACGAAGCTCTTAAGTTTTCAATTTCTTTTTCATATGGAGTGTTCTTTGTAAATCCGCTTACTATTGTAAAGTTATTCATTTTATTGTATAATATATTTTACAGTATTTTTTAATTTCAAGGTTTTTTATATGAAAAGAATGTTTGTTTACAATCTAATGAATATGTCGGTCTTAAGGAGATTAGAGATATCCATAATGACAAATATTTATAATTTTTCTTTTGAAAAAGAAAATGATTTAAAAAATGAATCTTTTTTTAAAGATCTGACAGACAAGGAAATAGAAGATTTTGCAATTAAATACGATCTATTTGTTATAAATAACGGATACAGAGAAGCTCAAGGTAATCTCGTAAAGATCGTAAAATCTTTAGGAAAAAAAACAATTTTCACTGAGCTTGGGCATTTACCGCAAAAGGGAAATATACACTTAGATTACAATGGGCTGTATCACGAAGACTCTTTATGCTTTGACGATTTAAATTGGATAACGGATGAGCAAATAAAATTTGCAAAAAATTACATATCAAAATCGATTTACGGTGCATTTTTAAATAATCAAAAAGAAGATTATATACTTTGTCCGCTACAAGTTGATTTCGATTCTTCTTTATTAAAAAGTAAATTAAAAAATATAAATCTGATAGATTTCGCATTAAAAAAATATTCAAATGACAGAATTATATTTAAAACTCATCCAAGGCATTCGGAAAATGATAAAAAAAATATTTTATCAAAATATAAAGATATAGAAATAATTGAAAATCAATCATTTTTAGAGTTGGCAAAAAACGCTAAAAAGATTGTGGGAATGTCTTCAACTTGTCTAGTCGAAGCTTTAGCTATAGATAAAGAGGTGGAGGCTATAGCTGAATGTCCAATTTATTTTGCAATTAAAAATAAAAAAATACAAGAAAAAAGTTTTAGAGATAAATTTATAACCGCTTACGTGTTAAGTCAGTACAAGCACGATAACCTAGATGACGCTAAAAGATGCCTTAATCTTTTAATTAAAAGAGCTAACTATAAATTTTAATCAAGAAAATTTTCTTTCTCTTGTCCAT